CGTGATACATTAGAAGATGATCCAGCAAATGGTAATTTAAAACCAGGAGATGATTCAGGCAATACTATACCTGGAATTAAAATTATATTTGATGGTTATGGTGAAGATGATGATGGTAATCCAGATTTAGCTACAGAATCTTATGCTGTATTCATTCATCGTGATTCACTTGATAACGAAGATTTTCCAGAACACGAAAAAACTCCTTGGGCTTTAGTCCATAGACCAAAGGAAGAAGTTTGTATTTGGTGTTGGTATGATGCTAATACTGGTGATGTTGATGTGATTCCTTTTGAAGACAATAATTCAACTGAATTAGATCCAGATTATATTACTACCCTTATTTTTGAATTAGATGAAAAATACTATGGTGCAATTGATTATGATTCGGATGATCCAATGACTGCTAGACAAGAAAATGAAGGATGGCCTTATCCAACTTCTGATGATTGATTGCCTCTTTTTTAATTAACTTTGTAGTATAATGGTTACACTATGATTATATTTGACTTTAACCAGGTTGCAATATCAAACCTGATGGAACAAATCGGCTCTTCCAAGACTGCCGTAGATGAATCTTTGGTTCGCCATATGATTCTTAATACGATACGAACTTATGTGAAGAAATATAAAGAATCTCATGGGCCTGAAGTTATTATTGCCTGTGATAATAAAAAATATTGGCGCCGTGAGGTATTTCCAAACTATAAAGCTGGCCGCAAAAAAGCTCGTGAAGCTTCTGGTCACGATTGGTCAACAATCTTTGATTGCCTTAATAAGATACGAGATGAATTAAAAAATTATTCACCTTATAAAGTCCTTGATATTGATTCGGCCGAAGCTGATGATATTATTGCTGTATTAACTTTAAAATATTCAGCAACACAAAAGATTATAATTCTATCTTCGGATAAAGACTTTGCTCAATTACAGAAATATCCTAATGTTGAGCAATACTCACCAATTTTAAAGAGAGTTATCAAAGAACCTTTTCCTGCGGCTCAATTAAAACAACTTATTATCCGTGGTGATAAAAGTGATGGCATTCCAAATATTCTAACCAAAGATGATGTTTTTGTTACAGGCGGCCGTCAGAAACCAATTACCGAAGTTAAGATTATTGGTTGGATGAATCAAGAACCAAAAGAATTCTGTAACGAAGAAATGTTACGCAATTATGCCCGTAACGAAATGTTAATTGATTTGACACGAATACCTGAAGCTCTCAAGGAAACGATACTACATACCTATGAAGAAGCAAAAGGTAAGACTAAGCAAGAATTTATGAATTATATAATTACAAACCGTTTGAAGAACCTACTTGAGGTGATTGACGAATTTTAAGGATTAATTATGAGTGCTGAATTACTATATTCCGAAATACTTGATGAATATAAAAAACTACAAACAAAAGAAGAACGAATTGTTTATTTAAGAAAGCAAGAACATTTTGGACTTCTTGAATTTTTAAAATGCGTTTTTCATCCAAAGATTATATTTGATGTTATTATTCCAGATTATCGTTCAGCCATTGAACCAGCTGGATTAAACTTTACATACCTTGATATGGAAATGAAAAAAGTTTATCGTTTCATCAAAAATCATCCTGGCCGTCCGGCTGGTTTGAGTGCTGATAGACAAACATCATTATTAAAGAATGTCCTAGAATCCCTTCACAAAGATGAAGCTGAATTGATGATTAAAATGATTCATAAGAATTTGGGTATTGAAGAACTTAATAAAAAAATAGTTAAAGAAGCTTTTCCTAATTTAGATTTAGGTTAATCATGCAGGTTGCGATTGTTACTCCAACCATAGGTTCTGAACACCTCAAACAATGTATTGAGAGTGTGCAGGCACAAACATATAAAGACTTTAAGCATTACATTTTTATTGATGGTCTTGATGTAAAATATAAAGAAGGTTGGCCATCATACATCAATAATCTTCCCAATGTCAAACAAATTTCACTTGATGAAAATGTTGGCAAAGGATGGTATGGTCATCGTGTGTATGCAGCCTGTTCCTTTTTAGTTAATGCTGATATCATATGTTACCTTGATGAAGATAATTGGTTACAACCTAATCATGTGCAAAGCATAGTCGATACATTCAAACGAGGTTACGATTGGGTTTATTCTTTGCGTAATATTAACGATAAAGATGGGAATTTTATTTGTGAAGATAACTGCGAATCATTGGGCCATTGGCCTGTATATTTTAATGACGGAATATTTCATATTGACACAGCATGTTTTGCCATCCGCCGTGATGTTGCTATTCGGGTCGGTCATGCTTGGTATGGCCAATGGGGTGCTGACCGTCAATTCTTCAACGCAATAAAACAACAATATAAAAATTATGGATGCACAGGTGAATATACCGCTAACTATCGTCTTGATGGAAATCCAAATTCAGTTAAAAAAGAATTCTTTGAAGAAGGTAATGCCAAGATGAAACAGAAATATCCCAATGGATATCCTTGGTTAGGTAAAAACAAACTTGTTGAAGTAGCACCAGGTGTAAAAATTGTAATGAAGGATTTTGAATGACAAATAGAGTTAATCCAATAAACATCGAAGAAAAGATAGATTCTGGTCTATTACAGATTTCTACAAACTTTTTATTCGATGAAATACAGAATGATAATATTAAAATGATTATCAAATGGATTGTCTATGAAAATACCATCAAATCAACCCTACCAATAACCTTGTATATTAATTCAATTGGTGGTTCTTTAATTGATGCTTTGGCTCTTATTGATGTTATGAAGAAATCAAAAAGAAAAGTAAGGACTATAGGCATTGGTTCTATTTGCTCGGCTGCATTTTTAATATTTGCTTCGGGTGAAAAGGGTGAGAGATACATTGGTAAAAATACAAGTATTATGTGTCATCAATTTACCGATGAGATATCTGGTAAACACCATGACCTAAAAGCACAATACCGTGAAACACAATTGAATGAGCAAAGAATGCTCACTATATTAACTGAAGCTACAGGCCTCAATAAACAAACCATTAGAAAAACGCTGATGCCACCAACCGATGTTTGGATGACTTCAGCTGAATTGATTGAATTGAAAATAGCCGACAAATATCTGGAGGATTTAAAATGACACACCAAGCAGAACTAAAGAAAAAAATAGCCGAACTTGAAGCTAGAATCACAATAGCTGAAGTTGATAAATCAGAATTGGAAAAAGAACTTCAACGATTAAGAATTGCAGAATTCGAGGAAGAAATGCAAGAAGAATCTAGGCAAACTCTCCTCAAAGGATAATCCCTTTAGAATCAATGACTTAGCGCTAAGCTCTTGATTTATAAGAGCAAATAGTGCTTGACATTTAGGCGTTTTTATGTTATTATGGACACATGATAAAAATGCCAAGTATTAATTCAGTAATAGAAGTGACAACCCGTTATAAAACCAATATGTTTTTTGCCGATAAAAAAGGCTATCAGACATTCACAAAAAAAGGCAAAGTGGTTGTAGCACCCAAAGGTGCTTCAGCTGACAGCTTTGCTCTCCAACATGATTACCTTTCCGTGATTAATCTAGGAAAAGTAATCAACATGAAAATTTTAAAAGGCAATTCAATTGATATCCAATCTTTTATCGTTAAAGGTAAAGGTGGAAAATATCAGGTCATTAAAAATAAAAATGAATTTTCTTGTACCTGTATAGGCTTCAAATATCACAATAAATGCAAGCACATCACCGAAATAAAAGAATCCCTTTAGAATCAATGACTTAGCGCTAAGCTCTTGATTTATAAGAGCAAATAGTGCTTGACATTTAGGCAAAACTGTGATAGGATGGTAGTATAAAATATATTATGGAATTATTATGATAGTTAGAGATAAAAGTTATCAAAAAAATAAAGTGTATGATATTATTGGTGAGATTAAAAGTCTTTCAAAAAAAGATTTTCAATCATTCACTCAGCAATTGGTTAAGCAAGAAACAGAGCTTGCCAATAATCTATCATTTTCAATCGATGTTAATTTTCAAGAAATTGGAAAATGATAATCTATATCAATCAATCTTCCAAGAAAAAGAAAAAACAAAAACCTAATGCCAAGCAAAGAGCCCGACAGGCCTCTTGGCAAGGTCTTCTTGATAGATGGGATATCAAACCGGTCGATGTAAAGAAGTCCAAAATCGTTTTGGTTAAAGACACTCCATATCGCCGTGAGACACCCTATTACCCGTCCCTTAATTCGGACAAAGGCAATACCTTTAAAACTATTGATAAGGTTTATACTGGTACGGCTGTGCTCGGAATAGGTACTCTCCATAAATCCAATGCGGTTCCAGTTTTCAGTAAAGAAGAAGCTGAGGATCAAGCAAAGATGAGAAGATAAAATGCCCTTAATAATCAAGAGCTTAGCAAAGCCCTTAATAATCAAGAGCTTAGCGAAAAAGTGCTAAAATAATGAAAATAATGCTTGACTTTTCGGCAAACCTGTGATATAATGGTTACATAGAATTAAAAAAGAGAGAAAATATACTATGAAATTATTATCAACAGGCAACCCAAAAATCTTAAAAGGTATAAAAGAAGGTTATAATACTTATATCCTACATTTAGCACCTTCTGATTTATCAGGTTATAATACCTGCCCAAAAGCTACTGTCGGATGTAAGGCTGCTTGCCTTAATACCGCTGGTCGTGGTGGCATGTTTAAAAAAGGTGAAAATACCAATATGATTCAAGAGGCTCGTATTCGAAAGACAAAAATGTTTTTTGAAAATCGTACCGAATTTATGAATCAATTGGTTAAAGATATTGAATTGGGAGTAAAGCAATCTGCTAAAAAAGACTTGATTCCAGTATTCCGTTTAAACGGTACCTCTGATTTAAGTTTTGAAAAGTATGAGGTTGTCCGTAATGGCAGATTATATCGTAATATTTTTGCTGCCTTTCCAGAAACCCAATTTTATGACTACACGAAGGTGCTTGGTCGTAAAGTGACTGAAATTAAGAATTATCAATTAACCTTTTCAGCTGCTGATGGAAACGATAATGATGTTACCAAAGCAATTCAACAAGGTTACAATATCGCTACAGTTTTTGGTATTAAAAAGACATTACCAATGCCTGCCAAATATCTTGGCAGACCAGTTTTTAATGGCGATGATTCAGATTTACGCTTCTTGGATCCAAAAGGTGTTATCGTTGGGCTTTATGCCAAAGGTAAGGCTAAAAAAGATACAAGTGGTTTTGTAAAATATCCAGTTTTCATGTTGAAAGCTGCTTAAGAAAAAAAGAAGGAGTATTATATTATGGGAACACGAAGTTTAACTTATGTGTATGGCGGTGACCGAGAAACCAAACCGCTTGTGTGTATGTATCGCCAATTTGATGGATATCCATCAGGTCATGGTCAAGAACTCATTAACTTTTTGAAACCAATTAGATTGGTAAATGGTTTAGGTGTAAATGAAAAACAAAAAGTGGCGAATGGTATGGGTTGCCTTGCAGCTCAATTGGTTGCTAACTTTAAAACCGAACCTGGCCAATTTTATTTACATGAACCAATATTAGACCAAGATTCTGGACAAGATTATGAATACCATATTTTTAACCATGAAATTGATGTCAAAGATTATACTGGTAAAACCATATTTGCGGGCGACTATGATGAATTTGATAGTTTCTGTAGAGAAGAAGAATAGCGGCAAACTTGGCAATACCGCTTGACAAATTTGCCAAAATGTGATAGAATGGTTATACAATAATAAAAAAGGAGTTTTATATTATGAGTAAAGTAACAAAAACAAAAACAATGAAATTGAAGCCGTTTCAAAAGCTTCTAACCCTTATGATTTCTGGTAAGCCAGTTACAATTGAAGAAATTGATACCTTGCTTGGCAAAGAAATTTACATGTACCGTCTTTCAACCTATATTTGGCACATTAAAACTGTAGCTAATGGTGTTGTTAAGGCAATCAAAACAGGTCGAAAAGTTACAGCCTATCAGGTTATGAATGTCGACCAAGTTAAAGAGTATATGATACGAGTTGGTATTACTGGCTCTGGTTTTATACCAGGTGTTATTGTAAAAAAACAATCAATCTCAAAGTTATCTGATTTGAATTCAAAACCAGTTAACCAAGTGGTTGCAGACCAACCTATAGCACAAGCTGCTTAATAGTTAGACCATAGGGAACACAGCTCGATCCGAGTTATCGGTAGCAGGCTTGTTTTAAATATCCGTAACGGTGCCCTACCCTATTATGAGAAGATATATTATACCTCTAGCCTTGGTTTCAAGCCTTGTGCAAGCAAAAATTGTGTTAGGTGTTGGTGAATACCGATATGGTCCCGATACTTCACAAAATATCGCTTGTATTATGGCGGAAGAATCAGCAAAACAAAATGCAATTACCAGATTTGCTGGTGAAGAGGTAGAATCTTCAACTTCTGAAAGATGTAGTGAGAAAGACTGTGAATTACAAAAAGATACCTTTAATGATGTTAAAGGTTATATAAAACAGGTTCACAATAAGCAAGAACGAAAAATTGAAATGCAAGGCTACACATCTTGCATAGTAACAATTCGTGCTGATGTTGATAGATTGAAAAATGAAATTAAATTAAATTTAACTAATGATTCCTTTCAATTCAAAATGAATGATGAAATAGTTTTTCGTGGTGTGGTAAATAAAACAGGCAATCTAGCCATATACAATTTATATGAAAATAATTATAAAAAGGTATATGAAGAAAAGATTACCGCAATTAATAAAGAATTTATGTTACCATCATCAAAGAATAGAATAGTAGCAAAGTTGCCTGACGATAAATTACAATCAAAAGAAGTAATAATGTTTATTTTTACCGAAAATGATTTAGTGTTTAGAGATAATTTGACAGAGCTTGAAATGAAATTTTTTATTGCAAGTATACCGTCTCACCAAAGGCAAATTGTTAATCGTTATGTTTATATTATGAGGAATGTATAATGAAAAAAAGTTTAATTATAGCACCATTAGTGTTAGCACTAGCAGGTTGCTCAAGTATTAAATATACTACTGGATTTGAAATGACCGCCCCCGGTTCAAGCCAAAAGGCAGAACTTGGTGCAGAGATTGCTTATCCTGAATGGTATAAAGAATCAAAGAATGATGATGGCGCTTTATATGCTGTTGCTTCTGAATATTCTAAAGACCTACAATTTGCGGTAGACAAATCAATGCTATCGGCCAAACGAGAATTGGCATCCAATTTTTCTTCACATGTCAGCGCTATGTTTAAAGATTATGTAGCAGAAGTTGGTGAAATAGATTCTGGTATGATTCGTGAAATTGACCGAACAACCAAATTGATTGTAAATAAAGTTAACCTTGTTGGTGTCCAACGAACAAACTTTTTAATTGTCCATTCTAAAGATGGTGGTTATAGAGCTTTTGTTAAACTTAAATATACAACCGATGAATCAAATAAATTACTTGTATCAGAAATTAAAAAAAATAAAGTATTAAATTCTAAACTACAGGCATCTAAATCTTATAAAGAAATGGAAGTTGAAACAAATAAACTTGATGTTCAACCACCAATTGAAGCAAAATTAGTGCCTATAGGCGAAGATTTTATTCAACAAAATTAATGAATATATTTTACTTACATCGAGAACCTGAAGCTTGCGCTCAGGCTCACCTGGATAAGCATGTCGTTAAAATGATTATTGAATATGCACAGTTGATGTCCACGGCTCATCGTGTGCTTGATGGTTCAGAATATATAGATAAAACGGCTAACAACCGAAATATTAAACGATGGCGTCTTGATGATGCCAATCGTGAAACAAGATTGATGAAGGCCTCTCATATGAACCACCCAAG